GAACGCCCGGAAAATCATTCCAGAATCGTAAAAAGCGGAAATATCCCGACCGATGACGATATCCGGAAACTTCTGCCGACACTCATCAACGGCGGATATAACTGCACAGCTTACGGCGGAAAAGAACATGCATACAAGGGCATGACAAAAATTCAGGTCTGGAATGAAAGCATCAATTCCGCAGAAGTGCAGTTCCGCGATGCCGCGGATGAAGATCTTGTGCTCCTGATGGCAAGAACAACACGCTATCAGCAGATCAAGCGAAACGGCGTATATATTGAAGCATACGGAAAGAAATTCTGGTTCAAAAATGATGATACGGTATTCCATGTCGGAAAAGAAGTCTATGTCAGATATGACCCTGCCAATCTGGATACCGTCAGAATTTATGACAAAGAAACGGACAAATTCCTGTCTGTTTATCAGAGGGCAGATTATCTCGATGTGGATTATCATGCCGCCGATGAAGAAGGCCTTACCAGAGTCGAAACTGCTCAGAAGCATATCCGTCAGACCCAGAAAGCTGTCAGAAAAGCTGCAAAGGATTATACCGATTCTGAAAAAATTGATATCCTTGCGGCAAGAATTCACGAAGCAGAAAGCCATCTGGACAAATTCCGGATTCAGAGACCGGCAACGGTCTATCCGGTTACGGCTGCCGAACTGAATGAACAGCACCCCGGCCGGGACAATATCATTTCCGTAACGATTTCGGAAGAAGCGGAACAGCAGCTGAAAAAACTCGAAGAACTCAATGCTATGAATGAACGGCTCGCAAGAGCGAAAGGAGCTTGATTTTTATGAATCTGAATGAAAAATTGCAGGCACTCGCCGCTGAACACGGCGTATCCGTCAAAGAAATCTGTCCGGTCATCGGCATGACGGAAGCCGCTCTGGAATCCGCACTCGGCGGAGATGAAAAAAATGCTGCCAAAGCAGAAAATTTCTTCGCTGACCGTGAAGAAGCCTTCCGGAAATACGGTCCGGAACAGTGCAGCATCATCCGCCGGGTTGAGAAAAATATCATCCGGAACGGCAGTTCGCAGAAACTCTGCCATGAAACAGGCATTTCTGCTGCTGTGCTTTCCGCACTCCGGCGCGGAAAATATTCCGGAAATCTGAAAAAACAGTTCAGCACTCTGGCAGACTGCTTCCAGATGAGTGATGAAAAACAAAACCTTCCTGAAATCTTTACGCCCGTAGATTATGCACCTACCAGCATTTTGGAAATGATCTGCGCCAGCTTCAGAACGGTTCATCTGCTCGGCGGCTGCGCCGTCATCACAGGCGATGCAGGAATCGGCAAGACAAAAGCAATCCAGAAATATGCACGCGATCACTCTTCCAGTACGATTGTGATCACGGCGGATGTATTCAATCATACCGCCTCTGATATGCTGTTCCTGCTGGGTGAACAGCTCGGCATCAGCGAAACCGGACGAAGCGGCATGAAAAAAGCTGTTTTCGCCAGACTGCACGGCAATATGATGATTATCGTAGACGAAGCACAGGAACTCAATTATCAGGCCGCCAACGCTCTCCGCGCCATCCCTGACCGCTTTGAAAAAGAAGGAAAGGTCATAGGACTCGCTTTTGTCGGGAATCCCTGCTTTTATGACATGTTCCGCGGCAGATATGCCAGCGACCGCGTACAGGTCAGCAGCCGGTTTGTCACAGAACATAATTTTTCAGCCAGAAAAATTACTGCCGATGATACCAGAATGCTCTATCCGGTACTCACACAGCAGAACATGACAAAGGAACTGATGTTTCTCCACGCCATTGCCACAACGCCGTCTCTCGGCCAGCGAAAAGCTATGTTTCTGTTCATGAATGCCTACAACCGCGGAAAATATGACCTGGATGCCCTGGTACAGCAGGCAAAGGAATCCAATCTGCATTTTGACAATCTGAACGAAGTGATTGCAAAAATCAGGAAATGAGGTGCTTTTATGAAACTGAAAAAACTGCTGAAAACAGTGGATTTTGATACAAATCTGCATGTATTCGACGAAGAAGGCCGGCACATCTATTCCGGCGATGCAGAAGGCGCAGTCCTTTTCGGAACGCCCGGAGATGACTGCAAAGTCCTGAAAGTCAGAATCAGAAACAATGTGCTGAAAATCAGAGTGAAGGGTTCAGAAATCAGAAAATAAAACAGAATCCACAGAAGGGCGGCCCCGCCCTTCTGCCCTAATGCAGCCGGAGACGGTGACAAGCCCGTGAAAATGCAGAGTCAGGGAATTTTTTTCAGAAAAGAGGTGAACAGCCTGTGAAATTTATCAAAGTTGTCAATAACTGTGAACCGGATCCGGAGTCTCCCGGTCAGTTCACAGAATCCGGTTTTGTACAGGAAGAGCTGATCCCGGTCAGATGCCTTGTCAAGATTTACCGGTATCTGCCGGAAAGCACAAATGTGATCGTCTATGTCTGGGACTGCCCGGTCACCAGGCGCAGACGCGAATTCCGTGAAAAGTTTCATTCCGGTTTCCTGCTCCGCGAATCCATGCGCCGGATGGAACGGCATCTGACCGGCATGAACAAAAATTAAAAATCAGAAAGGATACTTATTATGAACAAGAATCTGAACGAAATCATTGACCGCATCGCCGCCATCAAAACAGAACAGAACGCTCTCACGGCTGAATATGAAGCCCTGATTGCCGGAATCGAAGCCGATGCCGCACAGAAACTCGCCGATACGAAAAACAAGTCCGTCCGCTATGCCAGTGACAGCGGCAGCAGCCTGCTTTTTACCCGGACTGAAACAATCAGTATCACGGACGGCTCCTTGCTGGAGGAAATCTTCGGCAAACCCGGAACTATGTACCGCACGGAACTGAAATACTCCCTCGGTACGCCGGCCAAAGAAATCATCCGTGCCGTCATCGGCGGCGAATACTGCGAAGGCAGCATCTCCGAAATTGTCCGCTCCCTGCCCTGCGATGACGGAATCAAAAAAATCCTCGCCGGAAAACTTACAGGCACGGATTTTGAAAAGGACAAGTCCGTGCTGATGCACACCGCCGGACTTTCTGAAACTGATGCTACCGATGCTGCATGGCTGATCAGCGAAGCCGCTGCATGGGAAAATCTCTGCCGGTTCGCCGGCAGTCAGGAATGCACTCCCGCGTTCGTGGAAGCACTCCGGGAAAAACTGAACCATGCCGTCAAGCTCCGCTCCGGCACAAGAGTCAGCATCCTGACTCCCGGAAGCCATGCCGGAGTGTAACAGGGACAGCTTCCGCTGCCCCTTCCGGGACTGCATCATGCGCGGCGATCTCCCGATGACCGAATTTGAAATCCGCTGTTCGGAAATCGCCCACCCCAATGAAGCCCCGGAAGTCCTCCGGCAGAGACGGAACAGAAAATCCCTCGACCGCTATTATCAGAAAAAGAATCAGAAACAAAAGGAGTGATTTTTCCATGATCGCAGAAATCCTTTTCACGGTATTCGTGATTTCCGTCCCGTTCTGGTGCGGACGGGAAAAGCCGTCGGAACCCGAACGTCTCCCGGCAGCAGAACCGACCAGAAAAACACAGCCGGATTTTGATTCCATAGAAGAAAAAATCGACGCTCTGGTACAGGTCAGAAAACAGCTTGAAAATGCCGAAGACGGCGTGAATTCCGTCCTGAAATGCGATGCCGCCCACCAGTCAGAATTCCAGCTGAAATATACTTCCGCCAAAACCGGAAAGAATACAGTCTACCGTTTCTGGCTCGACGGCGAAAATCAGGAAACTGATATGCTGCTCCGGCTGATGGAATCCGAACAGAGCCGCCTGCGTGCCGTCCTTCTGGAATCAATCGCGGATCTGCGGGAACAGGAGGACGGCTGATGCCAAGAAATATGAAAAACAGCATCCTCGTCAGATGCAGCCGCTGCGGCATCACGGAGCGGCATACCAGACCGGAATGTTTTACAAAATGCGGCTGGACAGCGCGGAACGGGATTCCGCTCTGTCCGGAATGTGCATACGAAGAATTCAAGGCTTATTTTGATTTTCTGAAACGCTGCGAGGCGGAACGGATTGCGGCTCTCCGGACAGAAAGAAAGTGAGCTGGCATGTACAGAGATTTTTATGATACCGCTGCCGCTTACGGCAAATGTCGTGACAGTGCCGTGATTCAGGCAGTCAGTTTCGGGAATCTTGAACCAATGCGGGAACTGTTCCGGAAAAACAGACTTTTTGTTCCGGAAGATAAGATTCTGCTGGAAACTGCGCATCAGCTCTGCTATTACAGTTCATCAATCTCAGAATCGCTCCGGAAAAAATCAGAAAAATGGATTCTTGAACAAGGAACAAACCGCAAATAAAGCTGGAGGTGATAAAGTGAAGAAAACAATTGAAACATGGACAGAATGGTGGAATCTCGGCGGTGAGCACACAACTCTTGTTCTTATTATCAAGAAAAAGAAAGGCAAACTGACCCGTGAAGAAGTCAAAGAAGCCTGCATGGAGTATGAATGGGCTTACTGGCTGGAACTGATTGACGGACGGGGCGAATTTGACGGCGAAGAAGCCTTCGATATGTTCTCCAATCCGGAAACTGCCGGAGACTATGCTTACTGCATGTATATGGATTCTGCTCAATTTGGATTACAATGATTTAACTGAAAGAAAGTGATACGAAATGAAAGAACATACAAGAAGGCTTTACGCTGCTGCATCAGTTCTGGGGTTAGTAGAACACGGCAGTCTGGACGATAATTTTCACATTCTTGTGCATCGGATTACGGGGAAATATCATGTCAGCCACCTGACAGAGACAGAAGCCGGAAAGGTAGAAGCCGAACTGAATAGAATGCTTGCCAGTCAGGGACTTTACAAGCAGAAACCTCATGAAGAAGTTCCCGGCATGATGACAAACAGACAGAAATGGCTTGCACGTCAGCTGGCTTCCGAACTCGCAGAACTGGACGGCAACAAAAATGCCGACATCAATCAGCGGCTTGCCGGAGCAGTCCGGAAAACGCTCGGCATCACTGCTCCGCCGAACGAACCTCTGAAATGGGTGCGGAAATCAGACGGCATCAAATTGATTGAAGCTTTGAAACGTTATGTTCTCAGTGCAAAAAAGAAAAAGAATAAGAAATAGAAAAAAGCCCTTGCCAAATCTCTGAAAGTACGGTATAATGAAAGAAATGATTCGTTGTACCGTACTTTTATTTTTTATCGCAAGGGGGATTTATATTGGAGACTGAAAAAATCACACCGGAACTGCTTGATGAAGAACAGAAAGAACTTGCCGACATCATCGGCTGGGAAGCATACCTGAAACTGCTTGCCAATTATGCAGGGTGTCGTATCTATGTCAGAAACCCGGAAAGAATTTCTAAACAAATTCGCGATGCAGAAATTTGTCGGAAATTCAACGGTAGCAATTACAGAGAGCTGGCAAAAGAATTTTATCTTTCGGAATCTGCTGTCAGAAAAATTCTGAGAAATCGAGACAAAAAATAAATTGGAAACTTTTGTCGGAAAATTCCGGTTTACTTTTCCAAAATCTTTATGGTATCATGAAAGTGAAAACTTTTATGATACCGTTTTTTATTCTACAATCCGGAAGTGAGGACATGCAGCAGGATTTGATTTTCTACATCATTACAACTGTTTTTTCAGTGATTTTAGGCATTATCGGATTTTTCCTGAAACGGACAATGGACAGGCTCGACCGGAACGAAACCAATGTTCAGGAACTCAAAGAAGCACAATATGCGCTCTCCGACAAGTACGCCACCAAGGCCGAAGTCGCTGAAATCAAGGCCGCCATGCAGAAACTCTCCGACAATGTGGATTACATCAAGGAACATACCACAAAAAATGAAGATTTCATCCGGGTCATGACAAGACTCGAATCGAAAATAGACAGCTATTACCAGAAAAATCAGGGGTGAATCTTTTGGAAAATAAAGAACTCAGCGACAGAATCAGACAGAAGAAATTCTTCCGAAATAACGGAATTGTTCTGAAAGGGATTAACCTGCTCCGGACACAGTTCGTCAGTCTGCCGGATCTGAAATATGCACTCGAACCAAATCTGACTGAACCGGAATTTCTGGATTCTGTCAATTATCTGACCGAAGGCGGATATATCCGCACACGCCATATCCGGTCGAAACAGGAAATTACTCTTGCTGATGCCGCTCCCGATGAACTCGAAGCCAAAGTCACACAGAAAGGCATCCAGATTATCGCCTGCATCCTGAAAGATGACTGCATCGAGGTCTGAGAGGTGCCGCCATGGGAAACAGAAAACATTCCAGAATCGACAGGTTTGAACCAGAACTGAAAGAAACCGTCGACGAAATGATCAAGTCCGGCGCGACTTACTGCGAAATCGTGGACTATATCAGGAGTCACGGCATCAGCATTTCTCTTTCCGCCGTCGGCAGCTACGCCAAAAATCTGATGACGACCGTCAGCGATCTGCGCATGACGCAGGAAACGTTCCGGGCAATCACCGAAGAAACAGAACGCTATCCCGATCTGGATACGACCGAAGGCATCCTCCGCATTGCCGCCGCACGGCTCCTCAGCGCTGTCGAGCGGATGCCGGAAAGCGAAATCGGAAGCAAAGATATGGATATGCTCATCCGGCATTCCTCCGCACTCGCCCGCGCCGTCGCCGCCAAGAAACGCGCCGATGTCCAGAACAAGGAAACTATCGAAATCGGAAAGGAACAGTTCCTGACTGCGCTGTTCGACCTTATGGCCGAAAAAAGGCCGGATCTGTACAGAGAATTCCGGAAGTTCATCAAAGAAAATCAGGAGAATCTGTCATGAAAATCTACGTGATACAGGTGCGCGCCGGAAAAGAAGAGGCCGTCTGCAAACGCTTGCAGGCCGCCGGAATTTCCGCTTTCGTGCCAAGAAAAAAGATGTTCCTCCGGCGCGGCGGCGCATGGCATGAGGAAATTCAGCTGATCTTTTCGCAGTATGTCTTTGTCCGGATGCAGAGAAATCCTGAAAATTACAGACTCATCCGGCAGACAGACGGATTCATCCGCTTTCTGGGCGACAACCTGCCCCGGCCGGTCAGCAGTCAGGAAGAAGCATGGCTGCTGTGGCTCGAAAACGGCGGCCGGCCTCTGGGTGTTTCCAAAGTGATGTGCTCGTCTGCCGGCGCGAAATTCGTCCTTGACGGCGCACTCCGCAGCTGTCCAGATTCTGACTGCGAAATCATATATCAGCCCCGTCAGCGGCGCGCTGTCGTCCGCGTGAAGCTCCTGGGCAGAAGTCACAGCATCACGCTCCCGGTTCTGCCCGTCTGAAAAATCAGCACACTGTCAGTTCTGAAATGGATTCGTCTTTCAGAAAACGGGTGTGTGCGCATACATAAATTTTCAGATTCTGTTCCCGGAATCTGAATGGCGGCGCATACCCTTTTAAATGCCGTTTAAATGCTTTCTATTTCGTTTAAAAGAATTTTTTCGTAAAACTTATGCCCTCAGACCAGAAGCCCGTCAGAACCCCTCTGACGGCCTTATTTTCATGCCTTCCCGAAAGGAGCGGATTTTTATCTATGAAAAACCTGAAACAAAAAAGCCTTGCCGCTCTTTCCGGCGGCCTGGAACAGTACGAATTGCACTTCAAAAAAGCCGATTTTACGGATTTTAAACGCTTTTCGGAAAGCTTTTTAAATGAATCCGACAAAAAACAGAGAAAAAAACTCGCCGAGGAATTCCGGAAACGGCATTCGGAGTTATATCAGTTCCTGAAAGAAAATCCCGAACTAGTCGCCGCTGAAACTGAAATTTCCAGAATCATCACCGCTGCCGTCAGTGGCGAAACGCCGGAGGCAGATCCGCAGCAGCTGACTAATCTGATGCAGATGATCGAAAAAAGTCTCGGAGGTGATGCGCCTTGATGTATCAGGAATTCTCTCCGAAACAGCTCCGCGCCATGCTCTGGTGGAATGCAAAGCCGGATTATGATGCCGTCATCTGCGACGGCTCTGTCCGCTCCGGGAAAACTCTGTGCATGACAATCGGCTTCGTTCTGTGGAGCTGCTCCCGGTTCAGCGGCCAGACGTTCGCCTTCTGCGGAAAAACAATCGATTCGCTGATGAGAAATATCGTCACGCCCATGCAGAAATGGCTCGAAGGCATCGCGAAAATCAAAATCAATCAGAGCCGCCATTACGCCGAAATTGAACTGTACGGACGCGCCAACCGGTTTTATTTCTTCGGCGGAAAAGACGAATCCAGTTATCAGCTCATTCAGGGCATGACACTTGCAGGCGTTCTCTTTGATGAAGTCGCTCTGATGCCGCGTTCCTTTGTGGAACAGGCTCTTGCAAGATGTTCTGTGAGCGGCTCGAAATTCTGGTTCAATTGCAATCCGGAATCACCAATGCACTGGTTCTATCTGAAATGGATCTGCAAGCATGACGAAAAACACGCCCTGCACCTTCACTTCACAATGGATGACAATTATTCTCTGGAACAGTCTGTCAAGGAACGCTATGAACGTATGTATTCCGGCGTGTTCTATGACAGATATATCAAGGGGCTGTGGGTTCTGGCAGACGGACTTGTCTATCCGATGTTCCGGAAGTCCGTCCACGTTCACGAAATTCCAGAAAAACTGCCGTCCGGCGAATATTATATCTCAGTCGATTACGGTACGCTGAATCCGACTTCTATGGGGCTGTGGTATCTGACAGATGACGGTCATGCCTACCGAATCCGGGAAAGCTATTTTGATGCCCGAAAACGCGGCTTTTCCCGGACTGATGAAGAACATTACAAGGAACTCCGGAAGCTCGCCGGAAATCTGATTCACAGAATCGAATGCGTTATTGTTGACCCGTCAGCGGCAAGCTTTATCGAGTGCATCAGACGGCATGATGAATTCTCCGTCAGAAAGGCAAACAACAGTGTGCTTGACGGAATCCGCAACACCGGAACGCTCCTGAAAGCACAGAGACTTCACTTTTCACCGGAATGCAAAGATATTATCCGTGAATTCGGTCTGTATTGCTGGGACGAAAAAGCCGCCGAAGATAAGGTCATCAAGGAAAACGACCACGCTATGGACGATATGCGTTATTTTGTCCATACCGTTATGCGGCATAATGTCCCTGATTTTCTGGGGATAAAGGAGACAGAATAATGAGAATTTTTGATTTTATTGCAAGACTTTTCGGAAAGTCAAAAACTGCCGAAAAGCCCGTTTCTCCGGAAATGCAGACTGCTCTTGAAACATGGCTCACAATGTACCGTCATCAGGACAGCACACCGAACAATAACAACAGTCTGGACTTGCCTGCTGCAATTTCTTCAGAATTTGCAAGGCTCGTCATGGCGGAATCGGATATTCATGTCAGCACATCTTATCTGGATAAGCAGTTTCAGAAGTTTCTGAAACGGTTCTTAATCAAGGCTGATACGGCTTTTGCTCTCGGCTCGGTTGTGTTCAAGCCGTATGTTTCCGGAAAGAAAATTCTTGTCGATATTATCCGGGCGGACAGGTATGCTCCGACCGCTTTCGACGATTCCGGTCAGGCGACTGCCGCTGTGTTCCTGTCGAGAAAGGTTATCGGCAGGATTTACTATACCAGACTGGAAACGCATACGTTCGATGCACAGAACCAGACCTACACAGTCGAAAATAAGGCATATTTTTCCCTCTCTCCTGATTCTCTCGGTACAGAATGTGACCTGCGCTCCGTACCCGGATGGGAAAATCTGCAAGAGATTCAGACAATCAGAAACATTGACAGACCGCTGTTTTCCATCTATCAGAATCCGTCAGCAAATACGATTGATTTGGATTCTCCTGTCGGTTCTTCCTGTTTCGCTCACGCAGAAGATTTGATTCAGGAAGCCAATGCACAGTGGGCTAGAATCCAGTGGGAATTCAAAGGCACGGAACTCGCCGTCGATGCCCGGCAGGACTTATTCAGGAAAGATGAAAAAGGTCTCCGTCCTGACCTGCCGGTCGGAAACAAAAGAATGTTCCGGAAGTATAACCTCGGAGATTCCAAAATTTCAGAGGCGATACAGGTATTTTCTCCTGCTATCCGTGATGAATCCCTGTTCAACGGTCTGAATCACATTCTGCAAAGAATCGAATTCAATGTCGGTCTGGCTTACGGAACGCTCTCGAATCCGACCGACATCGAAAAGACTGCACAGGAAATTCTCAGTTCCAAACAAAGAAGCTATGTGCAGGTCTCCAAAATGCAGAACGTCTTACAGGAAGCTTTTGAAAATCTCGTCTATGCGATGAGCGTCTATGCTTCTTTGTATGACCTCGATTCTGCACGGAATCCGGAACTTTCCTGCAACTGGGGCGATTCCGTTCTCGAAGACCCTGACAAGGAATTCCAGCGGCAGTTACAGCTTGTCGCAGGCGGAAACCTGAAACCGGAAAAGCTCCTTGCATGGTATTTCAATATCACGGAGAAGAAAGCAGTTTCAGAATATCTTCCGCAAAAAACAGATGATAACGGCTTGTTCAGTGGCGGTGCAGGATGAGAAGGGACTATGAACCTGATGTGAGCCAGATTCTGGCTCTCTATCAGCAGCTCGAAGATGATATTCTTGCTTCTATGACGAAGCGTATGCTGAAAATGGGCTATGTTTCGGAATCGACAAAGTATCAGGCGGAAATTTTACAGTCTGCCGGTCTGCTCCGTGATGATGTCGCTCAGATGATTGCTCAGAGAACGGATGCTTCTGTTCAGCAGGTCAAAGCCATGTTTGAAGATGCCGGAGTCGAAACAGTCAGAATCGACAACGAAATCTACAGAGAAGCCGGTATCGTTCCGATTGATATTCGTCAGGATGAAGGCATGAGAAATCTGCTCGAAGAAGGTTATCGCCGG